ATATCCTCTTCTTTAGCTGTCATGTACTTAATCTCAATAGTACCTGATGAAAGAGGGTTATCAGAAGAATAGATTAAACCTTTAGAAGGTAAGTCAATTGTTTCTGTAGGTAAATTAAAACTCATATTTTATATTATAACTTTATTCAAAAATAAATACTACAAAAGGAAATTCTTCAACGATTATTTAATTAGTATTGGCGAGATTGTGTTCTCTTAATATCAAAATCTGAATAGACTTTGTTTTCTAGTTTATCGACTCTAGAGTCGGTGTGTCGAACAACGTTTTGTTCTACTTCATCAATTCGAGAATATAGTTGTTGTTGAATATTCTCAAGTTGTCTATAAACATCTTCAAATCCGTGAGTTGAAGCCATATTTAAATTGTCAATATCCTTTTTAAGGACTTTAGTCGTCATGTAATTCACCGACGTAATCGCAACCATAGCTAATGCAATGACAGCAATCACACCTAAAATAAATGATGTTATTTCCATAGTTTTTAGTATTATGTCAAAGAACTCCTTTTGCAGTGACATAAATATAAAAAGGGAACTCGGCATAGCCAAGTTCCCCTATATAAAGTATGAAATTTTCTTAGAAGTTTAAGATAGCGTAATCAATTGCTACTGTCATTGAGATTTCAACTGCTTGATCTACTGTATCCCAGTTGTAATCGCCGAATGAAGCGTCTTTGATAAATGCACCTTTTAAGACCCATTCAGATACTACGTCACCTACTGGACCTAATACGTTAAATGTTAAGTCTTTCTTGTAGAAATCTGAGTAACCGTCTCTACCAGTTACTGATTCGTGGTGTAATCTTACCCATTCCATCACTGCTTGAGCACCTGAAGGTGTAATTGGGTCGAATAATGTAAATGATACATCATTCCATACTGATTTACCTTTAACTTTACGTTGTACGTTAATGTGATTTAATGCTACTTCACCTTGTGTTAAAGATACAGCACTTACACCTTTTACCATGTATGAAGGAACACCGTCCATGTACATGATGAACCTGTTAGTTTGTTTTGGTTCAAAGGCTGTGAAGAAAATTTCGTTTGGATCTAATACTGCCATTTTATATAAATCTTTATTCGTTTATAAATATCTACTTTTCTAACCCTTATGCTGGGAATGTTGCACCCGTTGGTTGTAAGTTAAAGTCTAAGTAGATAAATTCAGCTGTTCTAGTTGGTTGGATGTAAATCTGACCTACTAACTGGTTTCTATCAATTACGTCTGGAGTGTTGTTTGAATCATCCATGATTACTCTAAACGCGTATAAACCTTGTCTTTGTTGAACTGATTCTAAGTAAGGGTTTACTTGAGCTAAGAAGTTATTTCTTGTAGCAGCTGTATTTTGTTCGAATACTAAGTTTAATGCTACTTGTGAAATGTATCCTTTTAGTTCAATTAATAATCTTCTAACATTTACTCTATCTAAAGCAGATGATTTTTTCTGTAATGTTTTCTGACCGTAAACTACAACTCCAGTACCTGGGAATGTTGCAATTGGGTTTACATTAGCAGCGTATAATTCATCTCTGTTAGTTGCTGATAATTTTCTTTCAGCTGAGATTACTGTTCCTAAACCACCTCTGTTGATACCTGCTGGTGCGAACCATGGATCAGTTGAGTTATCGTTAAATGCGTAAACACCTGGAATCATTACTGAAGCTGGCACCCATACGTTTTCACCTGAATCTGGGTCGATTGTTCTTAACCATGGCCAGTAAGATGCTGCATATGAAGTATCTCTACCTGCTGCTTCTGTTTTAACACCTGCTAATGTTGAACCGTAGTTAACTAAATCAGCTATCACCATATGATCACCTCTTGTTTGAGCATTTGAGATTGCTTTAGTAATCTGTGAAGAGTGAGAAGCGTCTGTTAGACCTGGTACTGCTAATAAGTTAAATCTGTAATCATCAGCGTTTGCTAATAAATCTAACATATCATCGTAATCAGCACCTACTAAACCTTGAGTTTGAGCATCAATGTTTTCGTAGTAATTAGCTGCTACACCTGATGGGATGTTTGAACCAGCACCACCTGAGAATGAACCTGAACCTACTTCTGGGATGAAGTTTACGTATTCAGCTTTAGCATCACCAGCATTATCAAAGTAATTTAATGTGTTAGATACTTCTTTTACTCTCACGTATCTTGAAGCGTTAGGGTATGAACCTGATACTTCAATGTAATTTTCAGTAGCGTTGTACTGTAGTGTTTGATCACCAATTACTTTTGAAATGTAAACATCTGATTTTGGATCTAATGATAATTCAGGGTAAGTTTCTAACGCTACCTTTGAATTGTCATTATCATCACCTCTTCTAATAACTAATGAGAAAGTACCTGAAGCTGTATTAGCTGTTGTTACTTCCCATCTAATGTTATCTTTAGAGCCATCTGTTAAGGCACCATTTGAAAGAAGTGTGCTTTCATTGTTGAACAATTCACCTTTATCTAATGTCTCTAATACGAAAGAGCCTGAATCCGCAGAAGATGATACTTCTGATGTTGCGTAATCCCAATCAGCAGATGAAGATACAACTCTAGCTACTAATAAGCTATCACCTCCGTTTTGGAAGTAATTGTATGCTGCGATTGATGTTAGATAAGTGTATTCGCCACTACCACTTTCTAGTGTAGTACCGAATCTGTTTTGATAGTCCGAGTAAGAAGTAACAACTGTAGGAATCTCTACAGGACCTTTTACTGCAGGACCTACGATAGCAGCACCTACTGATACTGGTTGCTGCTGAATAAATGTATTGTCGTTTTCACGAGCTAATACACCTGGGGATACTAATGTTTCTGCCATCTTATGAGGTTATTTTGTTATAAATACCTAAAAGGTTATGTAAAATTGCGGGGAATTTTAACTTTATTTTATTATAAACTATTCCTATTTGGTGATAAATATTAGCCCCTCTATTAAAAATTAAACTCTATTCAAAATATAGTCCTCTGCTTTTATAGTTTCGGAAGAAATATATTTCATTTTAGAGAGAATTGTAGGATCTACTAACTCTGGGTGTACCCACCAGTCTTCAAAACATGATTTACCATCAGGAGATAAGTTACCTATCACCATAACGTAACCTTGTTCTTCTAAGAATTTACGAGATTTGCCTCTATAAGACTTACTACCATCTATATAATAATCGTGTTCGTAAGTAATAACTCTAAATTTATGAGTATCAAATGGAACCTTTAATAAACACTCGTATGTGTTTTTATGTGGTTCAATATCTAGTTGAAGGTAATCAATAATATTAGAATCAAAGTTATCGTTTAATACCTGAGAGTAATCTAGACCTAGAGCATTCGTACATAGCATATTTACTTCAGGACGAGCTTCTTTATACTCATTAGCTAATGATTCGTCAAATTCAACAGATACACCTCTCCAACCAAATTGTTGTTCTAGAAGTGCTGTATTGTTACCATAATAAGGTTTAGCACCACCAACTTCTAAGAATGTACCATTTTCTTTACCATCTAACATAGATAATACAAACATATCTTGATAAACTTGGCTATAGTTTTCTTTAATGGTCTCAGACTTATTAAATTTAAATCTTAAGTTAGGGTAATTTTCTGGGTTGTATCTAGTATGAGATTGCGAATCTGGACCTACACCTAGTCTCATTAGGTTCCATTCACAAAGATCTCTATGTTCTTTAGTCATTTCATCCCAGTGGTTATCAATAGTATACTTAAATAATGATCTCGCTTCATCAAATTGGTCAATCCACCAAGCACATACTGCTTTTTGAATATACAAACCATACTTTCCTGGGTAATCTACGTTTAGTGGTAATTGTTGGTAGTAATCAAAATGTGCCATTTTAAGACCCATTTCAGCATAAGTATATCCTATATGGTATTCTTTTGCTTCCTGGTAAAATCTAGCTAATAAGTAATATGCTTCAGGTCTTGTAGGCATTAAACTAATAGCGTGTAAAAATTGATTACGAGTTGATCTATCACGTTTACCCTGTAGTTTAAAGTTGATACCATTTCTTAATAAACAAGCATAAGCAAGATTTGGATCATCTGTTAACTCAGCTGTTCTTAAGTAAAATGATAAGGCACCAGCAATGTGTCCTAAATCATCATAACATTTACCAATATTAAAGTTTTTAATATCGTTTCTAGGATCTTGAATATATTGTTCTAAGTGGTACTGTAAATTATCCATAGATGAAATCTTTTAATGTTTGTGAAGGTACACGTAGTGCGTATGAGGTATTGTCTTGATAACCGAATGTGATAATATATTCACCTTTATATTCAGCTAAACCACAACAAAATTCAATACGAGCATCCATAAATTTAAATTCTGGGGTGATATGTTTAATGTTCCAATCTTTATCCCAAATTATAAACCTGTGGTAGTAGATAGCATCTTTATGATCTGCTTCATTATACCAAAAATCAACCTCATGAGTAATAGCCATATAACCATCTTCAAACGGAATAACATCCGAACTACCTCTTAAATCTCTTGGAACTTGAACATAAGGAGGAAAATCGTTTACACGTTCTGAAGATAGGGTTTCTAGGTTTACTTTTACTACCTCTGTTGGGTTAGACCATTTAACAAAGTGGAATGGTTTATCAATTACAGGCATCCAATTTTTCTCACAGTAAGTCCAATCTCCAGGAGGTTGAATTCTATAGCGTGCAATTTCTCTTACACCATTTTCTGTGTATTCGATTTCAGATAATTCCATTCTACCTTCACCTGTAGTTGTGGTATCACGACGAACACCACATAGATATAATTTACCTTCCCATCTAACCACACGAGCATCTTCTAAACCAATAAATTCCCACAATGGTTCTTTGTCTAATTTTGAAGTATCTACTTTATGGTACTCTCTAATACTTAAGTCTTTATTTAGTTTTAGAAGGTAATTATACGTTCTTAGGGTAACATCATCGTCTGGGTGTAGGTAGATCAAAGGGCCATGCCATGAAGCATATTTTTGATCAAATTCAGAATGAAATAATTCATATTGGACGTGACGGAGGTTAACTAAAATATCCTCACCATCAATAAAAATAGAAGGATTACATAGACCTGTTCCTCCTATTAGTTCACTAGGAACCATGAGTGGGTGGATTGAACCACCGTTGTTTAAAACGTGTTTTGCAAACATATTTAATATAACTTATTGAGGAAATATAAGAAGGGCTTTCGCCCTTCTCAAATTTATTTCTTAGAAAGTTCGTCTACTTTCTGATTTAGTTCTTTTATTGCTTCTATTAGCAATGGAACTATTTTTTCGTAATTGACAGCTTTATAACCTGAATCTCTTGTAGTAACTACTTCTGGGAGTACTGCTTCAATTTCTTGTGCTAACACACCCACATCGTGTCCTGAACGTGAGTGGATATCTGAGTATCCTTCTTTCCAGTCAAATGTAATACCATTAATAGAATCAAGTTTAGCTAAAGCACCTTTAATAGGTGTTGGGTTTGCTTTTAATCTAGCATCAGAAGTACTAAATGCTACAATATCACCACCAGCGTGAATTTCACCTGCTGTTGTAGATAATGTCCCAGTACCTGATGTTGTTACAGAAAGTGATTTACCTGAGATAATAACATTACCTGTGTTATTAAGCATGTTAGCGGTATTCAATTCTGTTTGTGATACTCTATAAGTAAAGTAATTTGTTGTACCACTTACATCAGCATTTGTACCTGTAGTACCCTGTGAACCTTGTGTACCAGTAGTACCCTGTGTACCGGTTGTACCTTGAGTACCAATCGTTCCAACTCTACCCTGCACACCTTGAGCACCTGTGGTACCCTGTGTACCAGTTGTCCCTTGAGTACCTGTTGTACCCTGAGATCCAGTAGTACCCTGACTACCTATTGTTCCTTGGGCTCCGGTTGTACCTTGAGTTCCATCTGTACCCTGTGACCCTGTAGTACCTTGTGATCCCGTTGTACCTTGACTACCTACTGTACCTTGAGAACCAGTTGTTCCTTGAGTCCCATCTGTACCTTGGCTACCTACTGTACCCTGTGATCCTGTAGTACCTTGTGTTCCGTCTGTACCCTGTGAACCCGTTGTACCCTGGCTACCTGTAGTACCCTGTGTTCCGTCGGTACCTTGAGAACCTGTAGTACCTTGAGAGCCTGTAGTTCCTTGTGATCCCGTTGTTCCTTGAGTTCCATCAGTACCTTGAGCTCCGGTTGTACCTTGACTACCAGTTGTTCCTTGTGATCCAGTTGTTCCTTGAGAACCTGTAGTACCTTGTGTTCCGTCGGTACCTTGTGAGCCTGTAGTACCTTGACTACCTGTTGTTCCTTGTGTTCCGTCTGTACCCTGTGAACCCGTAGTACCTTGTGATCCTGTGGCTCCTTGAGAACCTGTAGTTCCCTGAGTTCCATCAGTACCTTGGCTACCTGTAGTACCTTGTGAGCCAGTTGCTCCCTGACTACCGGTTGTTCCTTGAGTACCATCTGTACCCTGTGAACCAGTTGTTCCTTGTGTTCCTTGAGAACCTGTAGTTCCTTGTGAGCCTGTAGTACCTTGAGATCCATCTGTACCTTGTGAGCCTGTTGTTCCCTGACTACCCGTTGTACCTTGTGAACCTGTAGTACCCTGAGAGCCTGTTGTTCCTTGAGCTCCTGTTGTACCCTGTGTCCCATCAGTACCCTGTGAGCCAATAGCACCTTGAGACCCAGTTGTACCCTGTGATCCGGTTGTACCTTGAGAACCTGTAGTACCTTGTGATCCAGTAGCACCTTGAGATCCTGTAGTACCCTGCGCTCCATCAGTACCTTGACTACCTGTAGCACCCTGCGAACCAATTGCTCCTTGTGAACCCGTAGTACCTTGACTACCAGTTGCACCCTGTGAACCAGTTGTTCCTTGAGTACCATTAGTACCTTGTGAACCAGTTGTTCCTTGAGCACCGTCTGTACCCTGTGAGCCTGTAGCTCCTTGACTACCAGTTGCTCCTTGAGATCCGGTAGTACCCTGTGATCCAGTTGTACCTTGAGAACCTGTTGCACCTTGTGCCCCAGTAGTACCTTGTGAACCTGTAGTTCCTTGGCTACCCTGTGAACCAATTGCTCCTTGTGATCCGGTTGTACCTTGAGAACCTGTAGTTCCTTGTGACCCGGTTGTTCCTTGTGAACCTGTAGCTCCTTGTGAACCAGTAGCTCCTTGAGCTCCAGTTGTACCTTGTGAACCAGTAGCTCCTTGAGCTCCGGTTGTACCTTGTGAACCTGTTGTACCCTGAGACCCAGTTGCACCCTGAGATCCAGTAGTGCCTTGACTACCTTGTGAACCAACTGCACCCTGAGATCCAGTTGTTCCTTGAGATCCAGTGGTACCCTGTGAGCCAATTGCTCCTTGTGAGCCTGTTGTTCCTTGAGATCCAGTAGTACCTTGAGAACCTGTAGCTCCTTGGGATCCAGTAGCACCTTGACTACCAGTTGTGCCTTGTGAACCTACAGCACCCTGACTACCAGTTGTACCTTGTGCCCCATCTGTTCCTTGTGAGCCTGTAGCCCCTTGGGACCCAGTAGCACCTTGACTACCTGTAGCACCCTGTGAACCTGTAGTTCCTTGACTACCTTGTGAGCCTGTAGCACCTTGAGAGCCAATTGCACCCTGTGAGCCAGTTGTACCTTGGCTACCTGTTGAACCTTGAGAACCCGTAGCTCCTTGACTACCAACAGCACCTTGAGCTCCTGTTGTTCCTTGAGCACCATCTGTACCCTGTGAACCAACAGCGCCTTGAGCTCCAGTTGTACCTTGAGAACCCGTAGTTCCTTGACTACCAGTTGCACCTTGTGAACCAGTTGTTCCTTGAGCACCATCAGTACCTTGGCTACCTGTAGTACCTTGAGAACCAATAGCACCTTGAGATCCTGTAGTACCTTGAGCTCCAGTTGCACCTTGAGATCCTGTAGTACCCTGTGATCCAGTAGTACCTTGAGAACCGGTTGCACCTTGTGAGCCTGTACTACCTTGAGAGCCTGTAGCACCTTGAGTACCTGTAGTACCTTGTGACCCAGTTGTACCTTGAGATCCAGTAGACCCTTGTGCACCCTGAGTACCTTGAAGAGATAGATTACTTCTAGTAACTAAATTACCAGAGCCATCTACTAATACTATATCTGTTTCAGTTGTACCTGAAGGAATTGAGGTTAACTGTGCTGTTGAACCTGTAATTTCTCCAGTTACTTCTAAATTTCCTGTAAATTCTGCGATTGAGTTAGGTTCATCTAAGTAAACGATTGATGAGGTAACAGTATTACCATCACCTACCCAAATTCTACCTTCTGGTAGGTTTGGGACATCATTTGATCTACCTGAACCATATACTATACCACTACCGTTTGTAGCGTGTACCTTAGTTACAATACCTAAGTTTTGAATTTGATTTGCTGAGCCAGTAGGTTTGATATTTGTAAAACCACCATCGATACCTACATAAACTACATCACCTGCTGAGAATGCAGATGTATCTACATTTTGGATAAACCCAGCAATTAATGCTTCACCTTCAGCTTCATCTGCTAAATCTTCGTTTAGAATAAAAGTAGCAGGCATAGTTGAAGCTACTGAAGAAGATGCTGCAATAACCTCTGTAGCATTACCTGAAGCACCTGTAGCATGAACTGGGGTTCCTTTAAAAAGAGTACCACCAGAAACATTTTTTACATTAGCTGTTAAATGGTCTATAGCTTGAAATGTAAGATTTCCTACACCATCTGTGGTTAAAACATGACCGTTAGAACCATCCGCTGTAGGATAAAAAAGACCAGAGGCAGTTAACTCTGATGATATATTAAGACTATTTAGATCGGCATCGCTACCTGAGACGATAACCTTTTTCCAATTTGGCATACCTTTAATTTTAATCGCGGTTGGTTACAATATAAATCGCCCACTCCCCTACAAAGTAGGGCCAACAATTCCGTAATAAATATTATATACTTATTTCTTAGATGCCTTCTTTACTGGAGGATTTTGCAGATCGTAAATGTATTTATCTGTTTTATCCTGTAAGGCAACCATTTTACGAGCACTTTGACCTTGGATAGTGATTACATCCAAAGCTGCTCTAATAACTGATAGTTCTTCTATGTTATACATCTGTTAAATTATTTTTTAGTTTATTAACCAATGTATAAATTACTTCTACCATCTCCCCTTTAAAGTTTGCATTTTTTAAAGTATGTAAAAGTACTTCTGTTTCCATTTTAGTTAAAGAAACAGGAGTAGCCCCTTCTTTCGAGGGGGCTACTTCTTTATTATCTATAATTGTATTTCCTGCTTTAAACCCCATTTTACTAAGTAGTTTTTTCATGGGGTAAATGTAAGAACAATTATGAGTAAATCCAAATTTCTTCGTCAGTTCCTACAAAGATGTTACCACCTTTATCGTATCTAGCATCTACTGCATTTGGGTCAGTACCTGTACCTACAAGTGCATTAGCCATAAACGCGTCAGGTGTGAATGTGTTTTGAGAAGCATCGAATGAGCCTGAAACTCCCCATCTTACGTTAGCATTATCAAATGCGAATACTTCACCTACATCCTGAGTAGTTTGTTGTACTACAAGACCACCGTCTCCAGCAGAAGTAGAACCTGAAGCTAATAGGATAAATCTATCAGCGATTGCTAAATCTTCAGTGTGTTGGAAAGATGCTGTACCTTGTACTACTAAGTTTCTACCAACTGTTAAGTCTTGAGTGATTGTTACATCATCCGGTAAACCTACTGTTGCAGTACCACCAGCACCTAAAGTAATTGAACCACCTGATACTTCAATCTCGTTAGCTGTACCTTGGATAGTTAATGAAGTATTACCTTCTACTGCTGTGTTAGCAGTTGAACCGTAATCAACAGAAATTGTTGGTGTTGAACCTTCACCAGTGTTTGAACCAATAGTAACACCAGTACCTGTACCTAAGTTAGCAACGTAATCTCCTGTAGTATCAGTACCTAAAGCTACTGAGTTTGGAGCAACAGCATCTGCGTGAGAAGCAGTTGTTGCTAAAGCAACAGCACCATCTACGTTAGCACCTTCTACGTAAGAAGCAGTGTTTGCTAATACTACAGCACCGTCTACATTAGCACCTTCTACGTAAGAAGCTGTATCAGCAGTTACTGCAGAAGAAACTTGACCATCTACGTTAGCACCTTCTACGTAAGAAGCTGTATCAGCAGTACCAGTTAAATCACCTACAAATGCTGTAGAAGTAACTGAAGTTAAACCTGCTAAAGTAGTTGAAGAAGCACCTAAATCGATTTCTGTAGTACCGATTGTTACTGAATCATTAGCTAATTTGATGTTTGTAACACCACCGTCTGCTAATTGAAGTGTATCAATACCACTATCAGCTACTTTAATACCTGAAGCTCCTACTGAGATTGTAGAACCATCAGCTTCAACTGCTACAGTTGCTGCAGATGAACCATCAAAGGTAAAATCTACAATACCGTTTCCGTCTGTTAATGAATTTGGTGTGGTTTGAGGAGGTAAGTTAGTTAAACCTGAGCCATCACCAGTGAATGAACCTGTGAACGAACCTGATAATACAACGTTATCCTGACCGTCAACAATGTAATTTGCATCGTTATTTAACTGAGAGATATCACTCCCTGATACGATGACCTTTTTCCAGCTTGCCATTTGTTATAAATTTTATTAAATGTTTAATTATAAATACGTGTTGTTATTCTATTCCTAACCAGAAATTCGATGAAGAATACATAAGAGCACCAGAGACTGCAGTAGGTGTTGTTTCTAGGTCTGCTAATACTAAAAGACCATCATTATTCACCTTTACTTTTTCATCATCTCCGTTACCATCTCTTACGCTTACTACTAAAGGATCACCTTCACTAGCTTCAATAAATAAAGATCCGGTTAAATTTTCAAACCCAATTACCTCTAAAGAACCAGATATTATTGCTGATCCTGTATATGGGAATGGGTCTTGAGCGATACTTTCAATTCTAACAGTATCACCACTAGTTGCCACCACATCAAATCCTGAACCTGAGAAGTTAAGGTTTGCTGTTGGTTTTAAGATTAATACACCGTCAGCGTAGACACCTAAGTCTCCACCACCGCCAGAACCACTTGTTGCAAATGCACTTACTGCTACTTGATCTAAAAATCTTACGTTACTCATGATTGAAGTGATTCAATTTCAGCTTTTAATCTTTCAATTTCTTCTTGTAAACTACTAATAATTTGGTCTTCACGACTTACTAATGGTGCTCCAGATTTACCTGCCATGTTTTGAGGAATTCTAGTTCTACCATCTGTTGTAGTAGTTGGGTTACTTTCAAAGACATTATCATCAGATGTTGTTTCCATTGAGAAGATAACTTTAGATTTATCATTATACTTCTTAATTGAATTTATATCTTTCTGAATAATGTCAGGTATTATATAACCATACATATTGATTGTAAATGTACTCCTTACTAAACGCTCCTGACCATCATTTAACTCTTGAATAGTATTAAACTGGTCAATTGAAGCATTGAATTTAAATCTTTCAGGATCACCCCAATATGAATCTGAAGCGTAATTTACAGCTTCAATAATTTTATTTAGTTGGTCAATGTAGTAAGTTTGAATAATTACACTATACTGTAAAGTAACGTAATCTGGGACTACATTGGCTACAAATTGTTTTGTTTGTACTCTATTATTTAATACATTAAAGTTAGAGTAAAAGTTTTTGTCATTATATGACTTTTGCCAAGAAGTATATAAATTAGGGTTGTTAGCATCTAACTTATTTGTAAGATTTCTTTTCTTAATAATATTATCACGCTTAAACATGATAATAGGATTCATAATCTTACCACTTCTATCTCTATATTTACCATCCTTTTGGAATGATTTCCATCTTTCGGGAGCACCGTAAATAATAGGTACAGCAATTCTTTCACCATTTTGGTGAACTGTTGGGCGTATTACATTTTGGAAATAGTAAAGTAAGGCTTCATCAATATCTTGAATCCCTACTGTAAAATCCTTGTAATTATCACCTCTTCTAGATAATTTTTCTGAACGATTAAAGTCAATACCTGATTGGTTAACATTAGGATTAGGAGAATACTTATCAGGTTCGTTAGGGTTAACGCCTGTATAAGTTTCTACACCTGATGTGCTTATCTCTTTTTGAGACTTTGGTACTGGTTTTCTATTTTGTGCCATTAGAATCGTTCTTTATAAGGTGAGATAGCTAACTTATCTGCTGGTACGTAGTGGGTATTAGCAATAATTGAGACACTGTAACCAAACTGGTCTAATTCATTATTGTTTAATGGGTTATCTCCATTATCATCTTTATAATCATAATCCGGGTTTTTACCAACGAAATATTGATTTGCATTGGTACTGTCAACTTCGTAATACCCGTTGTTATACATGATAATATCACCGATTTCAGGCACTAAATTAGCACCATACACACTATTCTCGTTAAAGTCTTCTACTTTATTTAAAAGATCATCTCTTAAGAATTTAAATGTAATTCCCCACTGGAAATCAACACCTAAATCACTATCAGGATATTCTTGATCTCTTCTTTCAACTATAGCATTTAGTAATACAGGCTCGTGCCAAAATTTTTCTCTAGAGGCTTCACCGTACATATTAACTACCGTTTCTTTTATATCCGGTTTATAATACACTACCTGTTGAGACATGACGTTACCCATCAACTCACGGTTGACGTGTCTAAACATGCTTATATCACGAGATCCTCCAAATAAAGCCATTATCCTATGAATATAGTCATTGGTACATAATTCATCTCTTGGTTTCTAAAGTCAGCTTCGTCTTTTCTTCTCTCAAGCATTGCTCTTCTTGAAGTCTCATCGAAGTATGTTCTTAATTTTTCAACTAAGGCATCTCTGTCTTTAGTACCTCCTGCTAGTAAGTCCCCACCATTTAAGGTTACATCTGAACCTGGTATTGGGATGTTTTGGTATTTGTTTCTAACATAAGCTAGCATTTCTTTAGCAATAGCTAATGTCATTTCAAAAATCCAACTTCTACCTACCGAATTAATTTCAGCATATGTTGGGTTAGTATAAGGAACATTACCTACATTAGAAATAGTATTTGAATTTCCTGTAAGTGCTCCTTCCTGTCTTTCAGACTTAAGCAAGTATTGGAACCATAATCTTGTACCTGTATCACCATGTCCTGGGATAGGGAAGATTCTTAATTTATTGTTAATTAACTCAAATGAGTAATTAGATCTTCTAATAGTATCACTCATTTCGATTTGTTGCATTCTAGCTATATCGAAATTAAGTGGCATTAATAAGAAATTAATAGCAGGAGAGTAACCACCCCAACCAAATCCGTCTATTAAACCGATCATACCAGTTCCAGTACCACCATAAGGGTCATAGAATCTATCGATTGCTGGAGGTGATTGGTAGAATATTCTTTTGATTTCTAGATCTGAGCCTGAAATGCTTTGAGATACAGCCCATTCTTCTAAATCGTAGTCTTGGATACTTCCTGTTAAGACTACAGAACCACTGTGCCAATCTACGTTACCACCAGTCCCAGTTTCAGTACCATACTGTTCTGACATTCTGATGATAGGACCCATGTTAGGAGTAATTACTTTATCATTGATAGTAGTAGTTGAATCTCCACCTTCTAGGGTTAGATAATTTTCACGGATCTTATAAGCGTATAGCTCATTACCATAAATGGTTGTTGCTTCTTCAAATGCAGTATAGAAGTTTATATCCTGAAGTTCAACGTTTTGGATTGGGTAACCTAAACGTTGAGCACAGAATTTTGCTACTTTATCTGCGTCTGCTTGGAAGTCTGCATCATTGTCGTAAAACCCGAATGGTGTTTCTCCAGGACTAAATGATGATGAACCAGGCCAAATTGGGATATCTGCCATAATTATATTTTGTTATAAATATGGTAAAATTCTACTTACGTCTGCTAGTGTTGCTATTTGTAATACCTCTTTCTTCAGCTTCTTCATATACCTCTAAAAGATCGTCTACAATTGGATCTCTATGATTATTCATTAGACTAATAGCACACATATTTTTTACTCTACGTGCCGCTGTATATAGGAATTTAAACCCAGAGTCTTTTCTAGATTTTAAATCTACCTGGTGGTCATCACCGCAAATAATCATTTTTGAACGTAAACCAATACGAGTTACAATCATTTCCATTTGCTCGTGAGTTACGTTTTGAGCCTCATCTACAATAACGACTGAATCTAGGAATGTTCTACCTCTCATAAACGAAACAGGAACGATCTCGATTGCACCTTCTTCAATTAATTTTTCGATTTTTACCTTATCATATAAGGCGAACATATTTTGGTATATTGGTTGAACCCACGGGTCCATTTTTTCACGTAAATCTCCTGGTAAGAAACCAATATCTTCTTTAGATACAGTAGGACGTGTAATAATAATTTTTTCAGCTTCTTTCATGAATAATCGCTCTAAGGCGATTTGACAAGCTAACATTGTTTTACCTGAACCTGCTTTACCTGCTAATAAGGTTAATGTACTGTTTAGGATTTTTGATTTTGCTTCTTTTTGTTCTTCGTTTAATGTAACTTTGAACTTAATTGGGTTTTTAGGTTTTCTCTTTTCACGGAAAACCTCATCATTATGATGGTTTGATGACATAAAATAACTGTTTATTTGTTGTCTATACATACAAAAAAGAGCCCCGCAAATGCGGGGCTCAATTAAGCATCTAAACTTTCTTTAGATTAAAGAGTGTTTAAACCTGATACGTAAATTCTACCGTAGAATTCTGGTCTTAACATTTTCTTAGCGTATCTTGTTAATAGACCTTTTCTTGGTGTGAATGTATCTGGATCGTATACTAAAGGAGTCATGATTAATGGAATGTATGGAGCGAATACCGCACCTGCTTCCAAGAACTGAGAACCTCTAAAGCCCATTAAGATAGTGTTTTCTTTCATGTATGGGTTTTTGTATACTGTGTATCTTGAGTTCATAGTACCTGCTTTCTGTACACCGAATGCGTAAGAAGCTTTAGATACGTCACCGTCAGAGTTTGAAGCGAATCCTGGGATTGACTCGATGATAGTAGCTACTGTTGGAGAAACAACAACGAAGTTAGCACCACCTCTAAGAGTTCTTTGGTGAATCTTGTTGCTTAATTTCTGCATTTTAGTACCTAATGTCTGGAACCAACCACCTTGAGTGTTGTAGAATCCTGATGCGTCAACAACTTCCTCACCGTTTTCTAGGATTCTGTTGTTTTTAGCTGACCAGTACTCGTCACCTGCAGCAGCGTCTTGGATTAACATGTCTAAGATCTCTAAGTCGATCTCTAATGAGATGTACTCAGATAACATGTTAGTTACCTCAGCTTCAGCGTCTAACGCTTGGTAAGCGTTTAGATCTTGTGCGAATTCCGGAGTCCAAACTGCTTTTAATTTCTTAGTCTTAGCAACGATTGCTTCAGACTTCATTTGGATGTTTAATTCTGGGATTGAGATATCAGAAGTTGAAGCGTCCCAATCGTTGTCAGTAGCGTATGAGTTACCAGCTTCGAAGTCACCTCTTCTGTTATCGTCAGTATCTTTAGTGTAGTATACGTCTACTGCAGCATCTACTGAACCAGCAGAACCTGAAACTGTGAACGTTACCTCGTCACCTGATACAGAAGTGAATGCAGCTAATACGTCAGCAGCAGCAACATCTGAACCTGTGATTACGAATGATCTTACAGCGTTAGCGTCAAAGTTAGTTGAAGCTAAGTCTACTGTTAATTCGAAGATCTCGTTAGCAGCAGCTGAAGCAGATAGATCTGAATCGTATTTTACGTCAGCCCAAGATGCTGTAGCAACTGTTACAGCTTCACCTGCAGAGATGAATTCGTTTGTAGAGTAAGAGAATCTACCTGCACCGTATAAACCACCTTCTGCTTCGTTACCGAAGTTAGCAGATGGAGTACCGTATAATGAATCTCCTGATGCGAATGGTAATTTGTCTGAACCGTACTGGAAGTCTAAGTAGAATACTAGACCTGAAGGTAAGTTCATTGGCTGTACAGAAACGAATTCTTGAGCAGCGATTTGACCGAATACCTTTCTTACTAATGGTAAAGCAATACCAGCCCAGTTTTCACCAGTACCAGCAGCCATGTGTGCAGTTGTACCTGCAGTAGATGATTGCTCAACTACTAATTGTTTAGCTTGGTTTTCTAAAAGCATAGACATGCTGTTCTTTTCGTTCTCTCTTGAGATACCTTCTAAAAGACCAGTGTTCTCCCACTTTCCTGCTAGCTTAGCAGCATCTGACTGTAAGTTCTTCCAAGAACCTGCAGCGCTTTCTAATAAAGTGTTTAATTGTGACATCTTTAAAAAAATTTAAAATTTAAAAATAATAATTGTTTGTTACTTAATACCTGCTAATCTTTGCCATCTAGCAACTTGTGGATCAACATCTACAATGTTACTTCTTGTTGGCGCTACACCAGCAGCTCTAGAAGCAGAACCCATTGATTCTTTCACTACAGTCTTAGTTTCAGCAACTTCGTTTGTTAGTGTTTCGAATACAAGTTTTACTTCATTTACGTTTTCGGCTTTATCAAAAGCCTCAAGAACCTTAACCTTTTGAGCTTCTTTTAAGTTTTTAGCTCTAAAGATTTTGTTTGTGTAAAGTAATTTAGCGTTTAGAAGGTTAACTTCGTGTAATTCAGCTCTTAGCTCATTTACTTCTTCCATCATTTCTTCAGCTTCTGAAACTGCTTTAGCCTTTGATAAAAGATCTTTAGCAGCTTGACCACCTTTCTTAAGGATAGAAACAATCTTATCTGAATTGTATAATCCAGTGATTGCAGCTAACGTACCAGCGATAGCTTGTAATGTCATCGGGTCAGTTAGACCTGTGATAGCATCAGCTTCCTCTAGTTCTTCTTCATTAATTACTTCTTCCATTTCTTCTTCAGCTTCCATCATTTCTTCAGCTTCGTCTTCGATTTCGATTTCTTCTTCGCCTTCCATATCAGCCATGTCTTCCATGTCTTCTTCTTCAGCGTCAAATTCTTCTCCAGCTTCTAACTCACCTGCTTCTACCATGTCAGCGATTACATCCTCGATGAAAGATTTTAGGTCTTCTTCAGACATATCTTCAAGGTCGATTTCTTCATCTTCTTCTTCAGCATCAACTTCTTCGTCCTCACCTTCTTCAGCATCAACTTCTTCTTCAGCTTCAGTAACTTCTTCAGTTTCAGTAACTTCTTCTTCGGTGATTTCTTCGTTTACCTCTTCAGTAACTTCTTCCTTGATTTCTTCGTCTCCTTCTTCAAGTTCAGCGATAATTTCATCTAAGTCGATTTCTTCTTCTACTTCTGAAGCTTCCTCAGTTACAGTTTCTTCAACTGTTTCTTCGATTGCTTCGTCCATTTCCATTTCGTCTTCCTCAGTGATTTCTTCGCTAGTGATCGTTTCTTCTACTTCTTCAGCTTCTTCCATTTCCTCTCTTTCCATCTCTTCTAACTTAGCAGATAGCATTGATTGAAGTTGAGGTGTGAAAGCCTCCTCTAAAGCAGCCTTAGCATTTGCGATTGCAGTTTCTTTAATAGTTTTAGCATCAGCAATTGCTTCTTTTAGCAAATCTCTGTTTGACATACCACAAAATTTTGTTTGGGGAATATGGTTATTCAAGAACCATAATAAATAATAAACTTTTTGAACATAGATGCTATATAAGGGATAGCATATTATGTCAATACATATGTGGAAAATTGTTAAAAATGCGAGGGGGAAAAAAGAACCCGCAAAGTAATTGCGGGTCTTTCAATCCTAAGGTAGATAAGGATTTATAGAGTGTTTCCTTGGTATTCTTTAATCAAGAGAACAAGCACAAGTATTAGCACATAAGATTTCTCTAATAATACTATCTACTTCACTGTACTTATTTACTGTAACTTCTTTACCCTCTTTAATAACGTTCATAAATGAACCTGGGTTAGAAGGTGTTGAAACGAAATCCCAACATAATAATTCGAAGTCATCTTGTACTTCCATTACTTCACCTCTTTGCTCTAAAGAGCCCATACCACGAGATGATACACCAACAGTAACACCACTTTCAATAAGTGCTTTTAAAATGTTACCTGATGGGGTTGGTAGGATTTCAACTTTACCCATAATGTGATCACCGTCCCACCAAACATCTTTGATGTTGTGTGATACATTCTTTAGGTTAATAACTTGAGACTCTGGGTGGTCTAATTCACCTAGTGCTCTATTTTCTTTAACAGATTCCATGTACTTATCCATTTCTCTCTGCCATAGGTCTCTAGCGTAGTAACGACCATTACCGTTTTTAACCTCAGCCGTAGCTAAGATACCTTCAACCATTGGGTTACCTCTTTCAGAAAGTTTACCTTCTGTAAGTAGGCCCCCTTTAGGGATGAAAGATTGAGTTTCGATTAGTACTTTTTTCATCTTATTTTATTTTGGATTAGCTACAGTAACAAGTTCCGTAAGGGTTTTCATCATCGATCGTAGTTTCCATATCACAGATATCACACCAGTAAGTTTCAGATTTGCTGTCACTATTTTCCTTAATCTCTTCTTCTGCTGACTCGTCTACCATTTCTGGTTTAGAGTAAGATTTACCACACATTTTTTCATACATTTTCATCATCTTGTCTCTTTTTTTCTCGAGCAATTTGATTTCTTTTTGCATGGCTTTGATTTTTTTCTTATCCATTAACTCAGCTAGGTCAGCATCCTCACCTAACATTTCAAGTCTTTGGTTTTTAGATTCGATTACTTCTTCAACAGCACCAATTTGAGCTTCTAAAGTAACGATTTTACCTGCTTTCTCAATTTCAGATAATTTAGAATCTACTGTTGATTTAGCTTCAGTAATTACTTCTGCTTCAGTTTCAACTGATTCTTTAACTTCTTCCATTTGGTCAGATTTAGAAGCTGCTAAAGCAACTGCTTCGTCTGTGTAGCCGATTTCTTTAACACCGAATGCTGCATTTTTAACGTAGTAGTTTCTATCTTTAGCTAAGTTTTTAGCTACGATTTCTTTTAAATCTTCTACTGATTTGTCAGCGTTTTTAGGGTCTTTCATTTCAGCGTAGTATCCTTTTAGGAACTGCTCACCGAATAGATTATCGATGTTTTTAGGATCTTTGTAATCGAAACCTGCTGTCTCCATTTCTTCTACTTCTTTAGTAGTTTTCTTTTCTACTGCTTTAGCTTCTTCTTGTAGGAAGTTTTCAAAGCTAGTGAATGGGTTTGCAGTAACGATACCTCCAACTCCTTCAGTAATGATAGATTTTTGCTTTAAAATCTTAACTGCTTCATCAGTTGTAGCAAAGTTTGTAACGTATTCAGGAAATAATCTTCTAGCAGACTTTAAGAATACATCAGCGTGGCCTTTACCTTCTTTTAATAAGTTGTATTGTTCTTGTAAAGTTTTCATTCTTCGTCTTGTTTAAACATTTTTATAACATCCTGAATGTAGTCTCTTGCTAAATCTGTTGAGTACACTACAGAATATGATGTTGGGTTTTCTTTATAATATTTTTCTGTTTCAGTTCTTGCATCATCTAAGAGCACTTTTAATTGAGCCATCGCATCAGATACTTCATCGAATGCTTGAAGACGTTCTTGTTGGAACTTCTTTGCGCTCTCTTCGCCCTGCTCTTTTAATTTGTACTTGTACATTACTTTTCAAACAATTGTTTTACTTCTACTCCTTTAGCTTTCTTACGTAACTCTTTTTTGTTTACTGGCTTATAACCAAGTTTATAGTAGTAGTTACGTGCTGTGCCATTTGCTTTTTTGTTCGGGTTAAAAGCAAAGGGAGTAGCGTATTGTGCGCCAGTACCTGGTGTAAACGATGCAGTACCACCAGTTGTAGACATTTCATCTAAGCCTTTGATCTTAGCGTATTCTTCTGGGTAATTGTTACGTAAGTATGTTCTTAACTGGTTTCTTAGTTTACGAACATCATTGTAAAAATCTGCAAAGAATGGATCGTTCTTAGATTTTAAAGCTACTTCTTTAGCGTCAGCTAATAATTCACCTACTTCCTTAAAAAGCTCACTGTAATTGGCTGTATATTCTACAGACCAAGTCATCTGACCCGTTTCCGGGTCAGTGCCTTTTAATTTAGTTTTAAATCCTTTTTCTTCAGCCATTTGCTCTTTTAATCTCTTCAATAAGAGAAACGTACTGTAGTAAGTTAATAATATTTTCGCTCGTTACTTTTGCTGTTTTATCTAATTCAGTTAATAATGAAATTACTTCTTGAATCTTAATGTTAATTACAGTCTCAGTAATGTTTGAATTTAATTCAGTTAATTCAGCTTTGAATTCATTTACTTTAGCGTTGTAAAAATTCTTTAATGTAGCTGTTGAATCTACTGAATTGATATATTCTTTTAGGATTTCTTTTTGTGATGGGTATAGAGTAGAGTATTTACCGTTAAATTTCTCTAATAATACTCTATAAGTAAGAATTCTAGTATCTTTATCGTAAGATTTGAATTCTGAGATGATATCGTTTTTAACTTTCTTCTCGTTGATTTCTTCTGAACATAAGTGTTCTAGAAGAGTAACTTTGTTAGATACGATTTGAGATGGGTTTACTAAATCGTTTGTGTTTTCAATCTCTACCAATGTATAGAACGCTGCATATACTTTATAGTGAGGTAGTTTGTGAGAGAAGAATGCTTGAGCATCGTAATGCTCTTTGATTTCCTTGATAAGGTTGTACTTTTCTCTTCTTAGAGTTCCTCTATTTAATTTTTTAGAAGATTCTAATAGGGTTTGAATCGTGAAGTTGGCTCTCGATTCTACTAATGACGTATTTTTTGTTAGGGTTTCATAAAGCTTAAGCTCTTTACCTAATTCGCTATTAGTAAAATAACTCTTAATGATGTTAAGAGCTGCTGAGTCCTGAGAGTTCAACGTATCCGCCGTTACCTGGCGTACTAATAGTTCAAATAAAATACCTGTATTTTTATATTTTGAATGCTTAATTTCCATTCTTATCAAAGCTATTTGTTATAAATATATAGAGATATGTTACTCTTTAATTCTTGATTCATCTAATAACGATTCTTTCTTTTTATCAGAATCGAACACCATTTGTTTTCCTAAAGATTCAATCAACTGTTTGTTTTTATTGTAAACAGTTTTAGCACTTTCAAATGTAGAAGTTGGGTTATTGTAGTCATCTTTCATACCAGCAACGCCTAATCTATCTTTTCCAAAATTGCTATCTTGGGTGTTTCTATTTGAAACTTTTTCTTGTGGTCTACCTAATGGTGCCTTCTCATCATACCCATCAGGCACATTACCTGGGTCTGATTGGTATCTACCTTGACCATATAATGAAGCAAGGTCATGAGGTGTACCATAAGATTTACCTGTTTCAAGTGGATCATTACCCTCAGATTCAATCTGTGTTTGACGGAATTTACGCTTCTGATCTTCAAGAACCAAGCTTCTGTACTCATCGTATTCGTCTTCGCTGAAGTGGAAGATATTATCGTAAATCCAATCTGTTGGTAGTAACTTATTCTCCATAATTGAGGCAGCTAGATCTACTTTTTCTTTCATTAATGCAATTCTTTCTTGATCGTAAATGATAGAAGGAGTTGTTAACGATAACTCGAAGTTAACTAGTTGCTCATCTTTAAAACCTTGTGCATACAAGTGAACTAAAGCAATTTTGTATAGTTCTGAAACAACGATACGCTGAATTCTTTCAATTGTTCTAGCGAATCTAATGTCTTCAGCTGCTAATGTAGCTTTACCATCTGTATTCTCATCGTAACCCATAAATGCTTTAGGCACTTTAAGGGCTGCAAATAACTTTTCTCTTAAGTATTCTACATCCTGAATACCGTCGTACTGTAGACCAGGTGTAGTATCAATTTTTGTAGCCGTATCATTACCTCTAACTGGGATGTAGAAATCTTCAAGCATGTTTTGAACATTGTACTTAAGATCATATTCACCAGTTTTTGGATCCATGTGCGGAGTACGCTTCATGGTGTTGATCGTTTTCTGCATAAACGCCTCTACCTCTTGTGGTGGGATACCACCTACATTCATGTAGAAGATACGTTTTTCAGGTGCACGAACAATTCTATGAATTAACATAGCGTCTTCCATCAACGTGTATTGTTTGAATAGCTTACGACCTGGTTCGATGTAAGAACGACCATAAGGTAAGTAGTTCATATCAGATAGTAATCTAAAGTGAGCTACCTCGTAATTGTCAAACGTAATTAAGTTTTGTTGATTTTGATTTGGGCTATAGTATAATCCTGAGTTACCACCAAAGAAACCATCTGGGTTGTATTGGAATACTACTTTAGTTGGGTGTTCAGGATCGAAATTTTCTTTTCTTTCAATATGGTAAGCAGAATAAGGGATTACATTGTAAACACCAAATTGCTCAGAAACCTCTAGTTTTAGGAAGAAGTCACCGTACTTACACATTTGACGAATCCACGACCATAAGTTAAACTCAATGTTTAATACATCGTAGAATAGGTTATATAGAATTTTTTGAATGTCATCATCTGAAGAACGAATAGATAAAACATCACCCATATCGTTCTTTAATGTTGCTTCATCAGCAATAATATCAAGAGCAGAAGCGATAATCGCATCTGTATCCATTGCATCGTAATCTGAGTATAATTGGGTTCTTAGGTACTGGTAGTTCATATTGAACTGCTGACCATAAAGTGAGGTTGAAGCTGGATTTTGGTAAATCCCTCTAAACCTATTCATTAGGGAATTTGTTTCGTATTCCCCAGAAGTTTGAATTCTATCAGCGTCAATTACCCTTAAGTTGTTTCCACCTTGGTTTCTAATAACTACATCTGTAGAAAACAATCTCTGTAACCTGCTAAATAACGATTTATCTGCCATGACAATTATCTATATCTTATAAATATGTTAAAGGAGCCAACTAATGTCCTCTTTATTACCACCTAGGTTCTGCATGTATGGGTTATCCACCGCAGATTTTATGTTATATGCACCGTTGTAGTGGGTCTTTCTAGAGGTAATATTGCTAAGGGCTGCCTTTGTTAAATCAATTCCTTGTTGTCTAAATTTAAATGCTGTATCTCTCATGAACATAGCAATACCAAATGACATAACTAAATCGTCATTATAGCCCTGTTGAGCTTCTGGTCTACCATTTTTCCAAACAAATACTTTCATTTCACTTATTAATCTACTGGATTGTATTGTGACTCCTTTATCGCTAATATACTCTTGGAACTTACCAACTGTCATAGGTCTAGTTCTAGATGACATAGTAAAACCAGGAGTCATTTTACTTGTATCCATATATTGGTCAAAATACGAATCAGAAGTCACTATTCCACTTTTAGGTGAGTAATAGAGGTTAGGATATGCGTTATCTATTAAAACTTGTATAGTTGCCCAACCAATACTAGCATTCTCTACTACCATTAAAGCATTATTATACTCAACCCCAATTCTAAAGAGTAGATTACCGTATTCTTTTACACCAATTTGGCCTTTATATTCACCTACTTGAACATTATTTTCTACATCAATAATATGGAATGCAGAATAATCTTTACCATCACCACGAGCAACATCAGCTACAACCATGTAAGTACGGCTATAATCAACTGGTTCCCAAATCCATAGATTTTGGTCAGCGCCTCTTCTCTCTAGTGGTTCTTTAACAAATGTTTTTTCGTAATATTCAAGGTATTCAGGATAGAATACAACATCACCCGAGGTAGAGAAATCACAGTCACATTCCTGTGCTGCTAATCTAGGATCACCTAGTAATTCATCTTGTCTATCTCTCCAAGTTTGATCACGTTCTGGGTGTACAAACCATGGTAATCTGATAGGTAGAAAGTCATTTGTGCCCTCTTCTGCTCTAACCCACGTTTGATGGAACCAGTTACCAGTACCGTAAGGAGTAGATAAAGCAATACACCCACCACCAGTAGCAAGTGTTTGTTGAGCTGAAGCCCAGATCTCACCGATGTTATCAATGAATGCTGCCTCATCAATTAGTAGCAAGGAAACTGCTTCTGAACGACCTGCATCACTTGATGCTGAAGTAGCTTTAATTTGTGATCCGTTCTGGAGTCTAAGTGTTAACTTGTTGTTCTCAAGGGCATCAATTTTGAGCCAGGAAGGTAAATTTTCATACATGAATTTAACCTTCGTTACCATATTCTTAGCTGTATCTTGCTTTGTTGCGATACAAAGAATGTTTTTATCCTTATGGAATAACATCATCCATAAAGAATAACCTGCAGATAAGGTTGAGATACCTAACTGTCTAGATTTTAGAATAATCGAATATGGGTTATCTTGTACTAGTCTTAGTACTTTCTCTTGGAAAGGGTATAGGTGGAATTGGATCCTACCTCTTTGGGGGTGCTGAATGTAACAGTACTTTTTCATAAAGTGTACCGGATCTTGGGCACACTTTAGATATTCCTGTCTTATAACTTTCTTTAAATCTTGACTCATTTACCTACCTTCCAGTACATGCGGACTGTGTAGACAGGTTGAAAATCGGGGTTAACACCTACACCAAAACCGTATGCTTGTTTTCTTTTGTTTCTATAAAGTAACTCACCACCTACTAAGTTTATTTGGTCAGGTTGACCACTTACCGAAATACCCCCGTAAAGTTCACGTTTGTTGAGGTAAACAGTATTATTAACTGTAGTTGTTGGGATGAGTAAGTTGGATTGTACATCTCTTTTTGATATTAAGTTACGAGTAACCGTATCACTCACCACAATTGTACCTAGTGAATCAATCTCAATAGTATCAATATAGTAATACTTAGCGTAATAGTCTTTGAGAATGGTTAATGTATCAATAGGTACATTAAATGTATCTATATCAACTACTGTTTTCTCAACGTACTTTGGTATATACTTGGTTTCCGTAACTTTTATTGTATCGTACCTAACCTCAACCTCAGTAATTACCTCTGGTTTTGGTTTAGGAGTAGATGAGCAGCTCCTCTGTAAAAACAAAAGAACTGCTAACACTACTATTAGTAGAGTTTGTATATTTCTAAAGTAATTTTTCAAGTTTCTTCTTTTCAGCTGTCATTGCCTTTAGCTCATCCTTGATTTTTTCTTTAGCGTCACCTTCTGCTGCTTTGTAATCTTTAGCTTTAGCTTTCATTTGTTTAATTAGCTGTGCTAATTCTTCTTTTGCTTTAGCTAGTGATTTAGTTTTTTCTAATTCAGCTTTTGATGGTTCAGCATCTTCGTCTTCAGAAAGCTCCTTAGATAAAGCAACTGTTTTTTCAAGTTCTTTATTTAAGTCTTTTTGAGCTTCTACTTCCTCAGGGCTTGCTTCAGATAACAACTCAACGATAGTCTCCTTGATGTAGTCTGTAAGTTCTGAACGTTTCATATATTATATTTTGTTATAAATATGTTAAAGATCAATATAGTTTACAAGTTGGAAAATTCGATCCTCAGTACTACCGCTCAAAACACCGTATCTTTTCATGCGATGTTTGTTCTTTGAGATAATACTCTGGATGGTAAGATCAATAAGATTTCTATATTCTAAATCTGTTTCTCTAATACCATTATCTTCCATTTCAACGCCTTCAGGTGAAACATAGAAAATAAAATCATACTCATTAATCAAACGACGAGCATATTCTTCAAATGCTTCTTTATCAGGCCAATCCATTGATTTTGAAGCATTAGCAAACGCCATCACATCAATAATAGTACGATCTGTAATAATATTTTCAACCATTAATTCACTAGCACGTTCTGCTAAGAATACAGTTTGGCCTTTTAATGTTGAATCAGTATTCAAAGGAATACCCATTTCCATTAGATACTTAGAACGTTCAGTTCTAAAAGTATAATCTTTAAAATAATCTAGCTCTTTAAGAGCGTTAACAAGTGTTGTTTTACCTACACTCATTGTTCCACATAATCCTATTTTCATAACAATTTATTTATAGTGACCACCACCTAACCAAAGCACAAATGAACGTCTTTTACCTTTAGTAATAGGTGTTACTCTGTGTAGAATATACGAAGGAAAAACTACAACTGCACCCTTTCCTCGAGATGCTGTTTTAATATCACGACCAGTTAACATCTCAAAATTACCACCCTCATACTCATCTGGATCTGATAGTTGTACTGTTAATGATACTTTTCGGTGTGAAGTTTCATTAGGACCTACATCCATATGCCAATCGTAATGACCCCCATCTTCATAATATTCTGTATACTGGATTAGTTCAGGGATAGTATGGAGATCAAAATTCCAAAGTTCATTGTTAGCAATACGAGCTAGATTTGCTAGTTTATCGTATAGCCAGTATGTGTCTTGATTTTGAGGAATCCATTTAATTGTGGATTTTCTATAAGACTCGTCAGTACCTGCTTGAATGACTGCTTTATTGTCTTCAAGAGTTTTAACTAATTCTTCTACTTTCTCTAGTTCTTCACTAGTAAACCCTTCAGGGTAGTAGTAATAATCAATCGGATTTACCGATTTTTTTGGTGGGAAAATAAACTTATGCTCTACCATAAATGTCGTCTAATCTAACAATATCGTCCTCTCCAAAGTAATCTCCGGTTTGAACTTCAATGAATATACAATCTTCTTCGTAGGGATTCCAGATATTGTGTTTAAGTCCTTGGGGAATGTAAACAGCATCTCCAGCTTCCTTATCATACTCGTAATCGTCAAGCTTAACGACTGCCTTACCTTGAACCAAGACCCAGCGCTCAGAGCGCTGGTCATGGTATTGGTACGAGAGTCGCCCGCCTGGTTTTACTGTGATCTGTTTTACTTTGCAGTAATCAGTCTCTAATAAATTCTCAAACTTACCCCAAGGGCGTTCTTCTACGTAATTCATATTAGTTTCTGTAATCTGAAAGTAGGTGTTTCATTGATTGGTTTTTGTACCAAGGCAATCCTTCACGCTCCTGCATAATAGTGTTGTAAGTTTCTTCATCATACTTGATACCGTTTAGGTAATATGATTTAAACATTTCACTATCTGAGGCATATGGTTCAATTGCTGGTCCGTCCCATCTGTGGAATTTCCAGTTTTCTTCACCTTGCATTCTAATTAGGTGAATAATTGCTCCTCGTGAGTTAATTTCTTTGTACTCGTATAACTTTTCTCTTCTTGGCATAACTAATTTTTATTAAATATTTCCTAAAATAGAATCTACAACGTAAATCCCTTGTGCTCCTGATACTGTAATACCACGTGCTGATAATGCATCACCTACAAAGTGAACATTATCGTAATCGATTAATGATAAATCACTGTAGTTTACTAGTGGTTCTGGTGATAGATACTTGACTTCAGGAATGTAAATACCCCAATCATCTTCAAGTGTTGGGAATACTTTTTTCATATCATCAATGAAATCAACAATGTATTCAAAGTAACCACCAAATGCTTCTGCTACCTCTTGTAGCTCTAACCAGCTAATTTGAGTTGCACTTACTTCTTCACCTTCTGAAGTTGTTGAAGGTTTACGTGAAGGACTATAATACAAGCCAGTAGCATCTTTTTGAATTTTCTCTACCAATTCTCTTGACCACTTAAATGGCTCATCAATACCTCTAATTTCCATTAGGATACCAAAATTGGTCATATCGTTTCTGTACTGCTCGTCTTTTTTAGCATGTCCGTTGTACGAATGGTTTCCATACGTTTCTTCAACGGCAACATAAGCTGCGTTGTTGTTTGTACAGAAACTACGTAACGAGACTCCTTTGTCTTCGAATTTACGATATAGCTTAAAATCATAACTAATATCAATTAGTTTCTGGAAGTGTTTTTGTGGTGCTTCAAATCGCACCCCAATTTGTACTGGTTTAGGTTCAGTAGGTAATTTGTAATCTGTTGCTAGTTGCTTACCAAAGTCAATACCTGATTTACCAACTGCAAACATTAAGCGGTCATATTCAAATGTATGGTCTAGATCTGATTCTAGTACATTTACAGTACCTGTACAATCTTCAAAATCAATTGCAGTTACTTTAGCTTCCCATTCGAATTTAACACCTTTAGATACTAGATAATCGTACCAATTTTTACCAATCTCGTGTAGATAATCTGTACCAACGTGCCATACAGGGAACAAACGTAAACCAAAATATGGTTTAATAAAATCTGGTTCCGCTACTGGATTTGAACATTGTACTTCCTCTGGTTTAGGGTGGAAACGTTTAAAGTTGTTGATTACCTCATCAAACAATTCCATTGCCTTATCTTCTCCACAATACTTAGACATATGACCTCCAATTGCGGTATGGTAAGTTAGTTTACCATCGCTCCAACCACCAGCACCAAGGAAGCCTGTCATTACCTCCGAATATGGTCTGCGATATGGATCCTTACCCATATCAATAATGGTGATGTTTTCACCTGGATAGCCATTGTCTACAAGTTTGGTTGCTGCATTTACTCCTGCAACTCCTGCACCTACAATTACTAATTTTTCTGCCATTTACTTTTATTTTTAACTTATTAAATATACAAAAAAGAGCTGCAACCTCCTAATTGAGGTCACAGCTCTCCAAAATACGGCTTACCTTAAGCGCCCTGTTCTTACGGGAAGGGAGATAAGCATGTTATCTAGCGACTAGGCTATGAATCTAGTCTATGTGTTCTTCTATCCAAAGTTTAAATTCACCCCAGATTTTTACTTTCAATTTTCCCTCGCCTTTTATAACTCGGTGCCATTGGTGGCGTAATATAAATATAGAAGTTTGTGGCTCCAAATTTATTGGTAAATCATTATCATATTGGAATTTCCAACCTTCCCCACATTCTAAAACTTCTACGACTCTATCTTCATCATCTCTGTGCCAGAGGAGTTCAACCGGGTCAATCTCCTGGTCGAACTCTCTGACAATACATTGTGGCGTAACTTTTAAGTCGGTATATGGTTTACCAGAACCCATTAAAGTTTGATTTAAGACCTAATAACTTTGCATAACGTGGTAAACGGCAACTCCAATAAGAAGCCTTTGTCTTGTCTTTTTTATTCGCACAGTCGTGTCTTTTGGCAAATGCTTGTCTAGCTTTTGGATCGTTGATCTTGGCTTTTAGGCCTGAAGTATCGCCAAATGAGACTTTGATAACTTTTCCTGTTTTAGGATTTTTAGTGTAAACGTAAAATTTCTTAGAACCTCCTCTTTTTGGTTTATTTAACTCAACGTCGCGTCCTTGATATTCTGCTTCGTCTAATTCGGCTTCAAAGATAAAATCTAGAGGGACGTTTTTATCTTCAAATTTACCATAATAACCTAAATCTGTTTCTGTTAAAACTGCAAGATCATCTCCTTGCACATCAATAATACCTCTTGAATATAGAGTACGTGCTTCAGCCCATAAATTAAAGTAATTTTCTGAGCCTGCTCTGTAGATGTGTTCTGTAAGTGGTTGATCGTTATCTAAATGGTATCTTAGACCTTCTGAGAGGATTGCTTTGGGTGCTAAACTTTCATTTAACATTAACTTATTTTCATTACATTTGTTACAACCGCAATCACACATAACTATTAAAAATTATAAGACCATCTTGGTAAACCATCTTTAAAGTAGATTTTAATCTCTTTACCAAGCATATCAATTAATTTATCCGTAGAAACTCTTCTGTATTCTTTCTTAATATCGTTTAGGAAAAATACTTCTTGGAAACCTTCTGATTTGACATAAAGTTCTACAACTTTTTTAGCCATATCAAGTTCTAGTTTTTGCCAGTCTAAACCAGCACCATTTGTATACTTTTCAACATTAATACCTGAGAAATCTAGTCCTGGGTATTCTGCTTTAAGTACTTGGTCTATAATTACTGCAAGATCGTCTGCTAATTCAGGTTCCTCTTTAAGTACTTTATCGTAAACTAAACCAATACGATTGAATGGTCTTTTACCTCTTAAATCAGCAAATGAGATATCATTTTCTAACTTAGGGTTAATATTTTTTTCAATAAGTTGGTATACAGTCTCCATTGTATTAACACTAAATTGAGCCTTTTGACCCATTGGGACTGCACCTTTATTTTTAACTTCTACTTCTCTACCACCTGCTTCGATATCACCACCACTTACGGCATCTTGTACATCTTTAAGCATGATTGAAAGTAAAATTTCACCTTTACCTGTTGAGACTCTACCAATTGATGGTTCTAGAGCTGTGATGAAATCAACTAAATCTTTAGATACAAAGTTGAATTTTTCTACTAGGTTACCTGATTCACCTAAATATGAATAGTCTTTCATATTGTTTAGGTATTCAGCATATGCTGGAGCATCACCTGTAGCTACCATTTTATTGTAAACTGGTTCTGCCACTTTAGCGGGACCTTTACCTTTAGAAGAAATGTAATCAATAATTTCCTTCTTATACTTAATACTAGATACTGTAGAAAGGATTTTTTGTAATTGCTCTGGGGTGAATTCTTCGTCTTGTAATACTTTGATTACTTCGTCTTTAGTAACTACACCGTCAGCTTTTTCATCTTCAGTAACTAACTCACTAACCATTTCAAATAGCATAGCTTTATCCTGAGGGTCATTCATATCAGGATATCCCTTAGGGAATTTGTACGCAACACTATTTAAAAACTTATCT